ATTTAGCTGCTCTTGCTGCTGGTGCAGACCCAATGGCTGCCATCGGTGCAAAGATTGGAGCTTACATTGCAAACCAAAGACAGAAGGATTTAATTTCTACTCTCGCTGGTGTTTTTGGTTCTGTTAATACAACAGACTCAAATGCTGCTTTGTTTGGTTTAACCATTGATGGAGGATCAGGTGATACTCCAACAGCTTTAGCTCCTAAGCATGTTGCAAAAGCAAAGGCACTTTTAGGAGATGCTGGTGACAAGTTAACTGCTGTTGCTATGCACTCAAAGGTTTACTACGACCTTGTTGAGCGTAAGCTTGTTGATTATGTTTTAGCTGCTGACACAAATGCGACTGCGACTGCTTCAGGCGGTTCTATTGCTGGTGCTTATTCAGGTAATGGTTCTGTTCCTACATACTGTGGGTTACGTGTAATCGTTTCTGATGATGTAGCTACAACTGGATCAGGTGCAAGTACAGAGTATTCAACTTACTTCTTCACACAAGGGGCTATCGCTTCTGGTGAGCAAGCTGGAATGAATACTGAAACAGATAGAGACATCCTTGCTAAGAGTGATGCAATGTCTGTTGACCTTCATTATTGCTATCACCCTGTTGGTACAAAATGGGCGGTGACTACAACGAATCCGACCAGAGCGCAGCTCGAAACCGTAGGCAACTGGTCGAAAGTCTACGAGACAAAAAATATTGGAATCGTTAGAGCAACTAACGTATCTAATACAGATTGAGGTATTTAACTAATGTCTATTTTTGAAACCTCTGCTGGCAAACTTGTCGGCCCGACCACAGGTGGAACAGTTACTCAAGCTACTTCTAAAGCAACTGGAGTAACACTTAACAAGGCTTCTGGCCAGATCACAATGCACGCTGCTCAACTTAATGCAGGTGTTGAAGTTTCTTTTGCTGTGACAAACAGTGAAATCTCATCAACTGACGTTGTAATTGTTAATCATGGTTCTGCTGGAACTGCTGGATCTTATTTAGCCCAAGCAAACACTATTGCTGATGGTTCTTTTGCAATCACAGTGACTAATGCTTCTGCTGGCAATTTAAGTGAGGCCATTGTCCTTAACTTTGTTGCCCTTAAGGGTGCTTCTAGTTAATGGGACTAGCTGCTTTTAGGCGAGCTAGGGAAAGGGAGGCTGCCATTTTGGTGGCCTCTGTTCCCGAAGGCAAACCAAAAATAAAAAGGAAACGTAAACCCAAAGCAAAGCCTTTAACCAATGGCAATAACCATAGTGGCGACAGTGGGGTCAGCCACAGCGAACAGCTACATCACACTTTCTGACGCAAATGCAATAGTCGAAGGGTTAACACCTGATGATGATGTAAAAGCTTGGGAAGCTGGAAGCACTTCTGACGATTACAGAAATCGTGCTTTATATACAGCTTGTCAAAGAATTGATCGTGAAAGATTTTTAGGAGCAAGGGCTGACGACACTCAAGCTCTTCAATGGCCTCGAACTGGCGTTAGAAAGCCTGATACTTATATCAATACTTATGCTGTTGGTTTTCCATTTCGTATCACAACTGATTACTACACAGACACAGAAATTCCAGATCAAATAAAAAAAGCTCAAGTAGTTTTAGCTGTTTACTTACAAAATAATCCAAGTGGTATCGGTTTAAGTGGTTTAGAAGATTTTGGAAAGGTGAAAATAGGTAGTATGGATATAACACCTAATTTCTATGGGTCTACTGGTGCTGATCGAGTGCCACCACTTTTTGAAAGATACTTCACAGGTCTTAGAATAAGTGGACCCGGAAATGTAGCCATCAAACGGAGTTAATCCCAATGTATTCAGCCGATCCCGATTATGCCGTAGGCGGTGAAGTTATCACTGACACAGCAGCACATACAGGTCGTTTTAAATGTGTTGATTTCTATGAAGAAACACAAATTGCTGCTATGTCTTCAAACTTAACAGGAAATTCTATTGCTGCTGAAACAGTTGCAGCCGGAACAAGAATTTATGGAGTTATTACAAGTATTACTCTCACTAGTGGTGCTTGCATTGCATACAGGATCTAATGGCACTTGCTGATTCATTAAAGAAAGCAGCAAGCAAAGTTTTAAATGCTGTTGGTGGTGATGTGACTATCAGGCGAGTAACAACTGGTGCTTACAACACAACAACGGGTGCTATAGCTGAAACAACTGCTGATACTGTTGTTAAGGGCTTAATGGAAGATGTTAATGCTAGAGAAGTTAATGAATTGATTCAAGCTGACGATAGGCGATTGACTATAGCGGCATCAAGTCTGACCTATACGCCAACAACAGCAGACAGGGTTGTTATAAGTACCACAAGTTATCAAATTATTAATGTTAAAACAGAGGAGCAGAATAATATAGCAATTAGTTATGAACTGATTTTAAGAACATGACAAGAACTATAAGCATTGGACAGATAGGGGATGCCATGAACGATCAGGTGGTCGAATTGGTAAAGAAAACGACTCTTGAATGGACAAAAAGAGTAAAAAAAGATACTCCAGTTTGGAAACCCGAAGAAGGTGAAACAGGTGTAGGAGGAACCTTGAGAAATGCTTGGCAGACAAAAATTGAACCCTTAAAAGGGTTGATAACTAACGCAACGGAATATGCTGAACCTGTTGTGTATGGAACTAACCTTCCTCGCTCTTGGGGCGGTGAATACAGAACAAGGCAAGGCACTATTCCCGGCTATCCTGATATTTCAGCAAAGGAAATAGAAAAATGGGTACAGCCAGCATATGAAAAAATCAAAAGGAGTATTTAAATGGCAGCAGCAAATTTAAATACAATTAGATCCGCTATTGAAGGTCGTTTGGCAACGGAATTAGCATCTAGTCCAGTTATTCCAGTTGTGTATCACAATATGCCTTACACTCCCACACCTGCTTCTAGTTGGGTTCAATGTCTTACAACTTTTGGTGAAAATAATTATTTATCACAGGGCGGGACTTCTGATTCTGGCAATTTAATTATTGGGGTTGTTGCTTTTAATATCTTTACTCCTTTGGGTGTTGGTTCTGGGGATAATTTGGTTATTGGTAAAAGAATCCGAGACTTATACAATAGGATTAAAGTGTCTGGGGTTTACTTTGACCCACCAAACGGCCCTAGCATCATTCCTGATGCTAGTCCTGATGGTTACTTTCAGTCACAGTTAAACATCACTTTTGAAGTTATTGAGGAACTTTAAACATGGAAATCACTGATGAAATGCTCGATATTATTGAGCAAGTCAAAGGAAAACGAAACCCTGCCTTATGGGATCCACGTTGTCAACAGGCACTAGACAATAAGGATAAAAAGAAGGAAACTGTAAGCAAGCCGAATAAAGGCTAGAATCAATTCAAAATCAACTTCTCTAAAAAATGGCTCTTTATCGAGGTGAAGAAGGTTCCGTCAAGTTTAAAAACTCTGCTGGAACTGTTGAGACTGTAGCTCAAACAACTGCATGGAGTCTTGACATTACTAAAGACATCATAGACACGACTTCTCATGGTGCGACAACAAGGTCTATTATCGGTTCCTTAATTTCTGGTACTGGTTCTATTGAATTTAATTATTCAGCCGCATCAGGTAATGAGACTAAAAACTTGCTGGATGAAGTTCTTGTAACTGAAGATGCTGCAGACGCTCAATTTGAGCTTTATATTGATACATCTGGAAGTAAAAAATGGACTTTCGGTGGCATCATTACAGGGATGAGCACTTCAACAACTGTAGGTGACTTAACTAAAATTACTGCCAATTTCCAGACAAACGGAGCTATTACATCTGCTGCGTAATTCCCGAATTGGCGAGAGTCAAGTGAGTTAGTAATATAGGAAAGACTGATAGATTTTAATGACCACAAAAAAAAGAGCAGTCGACCTGCTAGCTGAATCTTTCGACATTTCCGAGCGAAAGAAATTTGAAGTAAAGAATGAACAAGGAGAAGTTGTTCTCGATCTTTATTTCAAGGCAATTACAAGGGCTGACAGAAAAAGGGCTTCTAAGCTTTCTGAAACTGAAGACCCTTTGGAAATTAGCACCCAGATGCTTTGTCAAATAGCAGAGCTAGAAGATGGAACAAAAGCTTTTCAAGCTGGTGATGCTATAAAACTTCAAAGAGAATTACCTGAAAAAGTTTTAAATGAAATTGAGCTATTTTTATTTGGATTAGACCCTGATGGAGTTTTAGCAGAAGCAAAAAAAGGCTAGACGAGGATAACTGGCTTTATTTCGAGTTTTTCCTCGCATACGAACTAAAAAAAACAGTAGCAGAACTTAGGGCTTCTTTAACTGAAGAGGAGTTTTTATATTGGGTTATGTATTACGAAATTAAAATGGATAGAGAAAGGAAGGAACAATATCGTCAAAATGCATTAAATAGGTAAGATAAGATAAATAACTAGGAAAGGGGCAAAATTTGGCTAGAGCGAATGTCCAATTAGAAGTTAATGCTTCACAAGCTCAGAGAGCTTTAGGGCAAGTTCATAGGCAAACAACTGCCTTGTCTGGTGCTGTTAATAAATTAAAGACTGCTTTTTTAAGTATTGGGGCGGGTGCTGTAATTAGGCAAACGGTAAAACATTCTGTCAGTTTGCAGTCATTGAAAGTCAGGTTGGAACTTTTAACAAGGGAAACAGGAACATATGGCAAAAGTTTGAAGATGGTAGAGAAGGCTCAGAGAAGCTTTAATATGAGCCAGAAAGAGGCTTTAGACGCAGTAACAAACATAACGGCGAGGCTTGCTCCTCTTGGTCAGTCTACAGAAGATATTGAAGCGACTCTTATGGGGTTTAATACTGCTGCGAAATTGGCGGGAGCTACGTCAATAGAATCTAGTAATGCTTTTAGACAGTTAGCACAAGCTTTAGGTTCAGGTCGTTTGCAAGGTGATGAATTTAGATCAATATCAGAACAAATAGTAACAATACTTGCTCCTATTGCTGATGAACTTGGCATAACTGTCGGAGAACTGAAAGAATATGCAGCACAAGGTGGGTTGACATCTGACAAAGTTATTGCTGCATTAAAGAAAATAGAAAAGGATGGGGGAAAAGCCTTAGAAGAATTAATAAAGAATGACCCAACTACAGTTTTTAAGAACCTTTCCAATGAGACTGAAGATTTACAAGCAGCCGTAGGCAATTTATTGACACCTGTTGTTTTAGAACTAACAAGAGCATTAACAGTATTGGTTGATGTTACTACAAAATTCTTTGAATCAACTATAGGAAGGGGTATTGCTATTGCGACTGCTTTGGTTGTGGCTGTAAAAGGCTTAATAGCTGTTTTTGCTGTACTTAAAACAAGTCTTATAGCTGCAAAAGTAAGTTTCGTACAAGCGACTGCAGCTTCTTTTTATGCCGCAAAGGGTTTAACAGGTGTCGCTTTTAGTTCAACTGCGGCTGCAGCAGGAATGACCAAAGCTGCTTTTGCAGCACATGGTTTAAAAGTAGCATTATTAAAAACTGGGGTAGGAGCTATAATTATTGCTCTTGGGCTTGTTATTGCGCAAATTGTTGAAGTAGTAGACAAGCAAAAAAGATGGAATGACCTTATTAAGCAAGGAACTGTTGATGAGTTGACAGCAGAAATGGATAAATTAAATATTAAACTAGATGAGCAAACTGAAAAGCTTGAAAAGAATGTTGGATGGTGGGGTAGGTTTATAAGGAGGATAGATGTATTGAAATGGTTAGGTACAACTACAAGAAAAGACCTTGAGGATACAAAAAATAAAATAAAAGAACTGGACGAAACTCTTGAATTAGGAAAAGCACGAGAGGCAACGCAACGAATAGAAGATGCCTCAAATGCTATGAAGGGTTTAGCAAATATAACAAGACAAACAAGAGTTGAATTTCAAGAAACTTTTGCTAAGAAATTTGGTTCATATTTGAAGAATGTTAATGATTTTGGGACACAAGCTGCTCAACTAATTCAAAACACTTTTCAAGGGATGGAAGACGCTATTGTTAATTTCGTTCAAACAGGAAAGTTAAACTTCAGGGATTTTGCTAATAGCATTATTGCTGACATGATCCGCATAGCAGTAAGACAAGCCATAATTGCTCCTCTTTTACAAGGTTTTACAAATACATTCTTTGGCGGAACTAACCCTGTTCCTGCGAAGGCGAAAGGTGGGCCTGTGCAAGGCAGTAAAACTTATTTAGTAGGAGAAGAAGGGCCTGAAATATTTACACCATCAGTCTCAGGATATATTATTCCTAATAATAAAATAAGTGGAACTGGGTCTGAGGTTGGACAAGTAGGTGGTTCAACTACTATCACTGTAAATGTAGATGCTTCTGGGTCAGAGGTTGAAGGGAATAATGGACAGGGACAAATGTTGGGTGAAGTTCTTGCGGCTGCAATACAATCTGAATTAATTAAACAAAAACGTCCGGGCGGACTCTTAACTGCATAATGGCTACTTTTCCTTCTATTAATCCTGTCTATGGATTATCAAAAAAAAGTGCTCCTAAATCAAGGGTCATTTCTTTTGCTGATGGTTATGAACAGAGGGTCGTTTTTGGGTTAACAGCAAATCAAGATCCAAAGGTTTTTAATTTGAAATTCAATGTATCAGAAACAGATTCAGACACAATAGAAACCTTTTTAGAAGCAAGAGCAGATGACCAAGATTGGTTCACATGGACACCTCCGGGGGCTTCAAGTAGTGGGAAATATGTATGTAATCAGTGGAGCAAAGTTATTACTTATAAAAACAGGGCGACAATTTCAGCAACATTTAGAGAGGTATTTGAACCATGACTAGCGCTTCTGTTGTTAGTGACATTCAGAAGTCAAATCCATCTGCAATTATTGAATTATTTGAACTTCAATTAATAGCAGCACTTCATAATAGTACAGCTATTTATAGATTTCATGCAGGTACTAATGATAATAATAATGGGGCTATTATTTGGGGTGGTAATACATACACAAGGATGCCACTTGAGGCGACAGGATTTGGTTACAGCAAGGGGCAATTATCAAGACCTGCCCTCAAAGTTGCCAATGGAATGGCTACTATTTCAGCAATACTTATAGATGTAAATAAGTTCACATCAGGAAATGATCTCGGCGGAGCTAAAGTAACAAGAATAAGGACACTTGCTAAGTTTATTGATGCCGCAAATTGGGCTACAGGTACGAATCCTTATGGCACACCAGATCCCACCGCAAAATTTCCTGACGAGGTATATTTCATTGATAGAAAATCAGCAGAAAATAGATTTACTGTTGAATTTGAATTGATTGCAGCTTTAGACTTGCAAGGTGTAAAAGCACCAAAAAGGTTATGTACTAGAGCGGAATTTCCGTCTATTGGAACATTTGTATGAATTGGAAGGAAGCTGCTTTATTACATGCAAAAGAACAAGATCCAAAAGAATCTGTTGGGCTTGTTATTAATTCAAGGGGAAAAGAAACTTATTATCCTTG